ATTTGAAGACGATGCACAAGAATTAGCAGATTTTCAGAATAAACATCAAGTATTTAAACATAATAACGGCGTACCCGACTTCCTGTGTATTAAAGAATTATAAATATAAGCATTGACATAATATGGAAAATGTGATATATTCTACACATATGGGAGAGGTGTATGCAAAGTTTTGATCAATTTAGATCACAGTTAAATGAAGCAAGAGTAGATACAACTGCCACAGCTGCAATAACAGAGTTATTTCCAGCACTTGCATTTAACAATAATTTCAGACCATCAAATATAGAAGACTTTAAAAAGTTTCTCTATAAAATGGGTGATCTCAAAAAGAATGCCAAGAAAACATTTGTCACAGACGGTGATAGAGTAGCAGGTGTTGCTATTATCGATAAACTTGGTACCCTTCCAGAAAATCTAGTAAAAACAAAATTTGAAAATGCAATAGGCATTACAAGATATATTGAGGATCTTCACAGCACAAAACCTATTCGAAATGTATTTTGGGGTTATCGAAAGAAACCTGCAGGTGTGCCACCTAAACATGCAGGTGATATTTTTCTCATGTTTAGAAACAAAGAGATTATTGGTGTCAGTCTAAAAGCAGGAACTGCCAGTTCAAAAGAACCATTACTGAACAGTTATGTTCAAACACAATACAAAGCATTAGGTAAAGAATCAGAAATTAAAAAGTTAGAAGATGAACTATGGACTGCCGTTTATTCTAAAATACCTGGTGTAAGAGATATTGCCAAAAAGGGCGATTACATGTCTAAGAAGAATCAGATTAGAGAATTATACTTAGAATATTTTTTAGAGAATCAACAACAGGCAGATGAGTTATATAACATCATGTTAAAAGTTTGTCGTAAACAAATGTGTGCTGTTGTTAACACATTATCACTTAAAGAATTTAAACAATGGTTATTAGATCACTTTAATTTAGAAAAGAAAGGTGAAAAAGTGCCATTAGTATTAGTCAAGGCAGTTGGTATGAAAGCAGAACAAAAAGGCGATAACTTGGCTGCAATATTACCATTGATTACAAGATTTTATGCATACTTAAATAAAAGTTCTGTACAAGAATGGTTTATTGATGTAAACACACCAGAAGATAAAAAACAAATGAAAATGACAATACGTTCGGATAGTGGTGTTCGTGCAGGTAAAAAAGTTTCACTCTTAGGCAAATTAGGAAAGTTTACAATGTTAAAATTACAATATAGTGGCGTCAAATAATGGAATATTTAATCGAAGATAAAAACACACACTTAGAACATTTAGAAGATGATATTATTTTAAACGGTGCAGATGGTGGCACTAATGCATTGAATTTTTTAGAATCATTAAGAGATATGTTACAAGGTTCTTCTAACAAGAAAGTTAATCTTACTGTAAAGTGGGATGGTGCACCTGCGATTGTTGCTGGTGTCAATCCAGAAAATGGTAAGTTCTTTGTTGCAACTAAAAGTTTATTTAATGTCACACCAAAGATTAATTATACACCTGCTGATGTAATGAGAAATCATACAGGTGATGTTGCAAATATTTTAAGAGAAGCATTATTATATTTAAAACCATTAAATTTTAAAGGCATACTACAAGGTGATATGATGTTTACTACATCGATGAAAAAGACAAAGGGTATCACATCATCTTCAGGCAAAAAAGAACAAGTGATTTCATTTCAACCAAATACAATTGTTTATACTGTGCCAGAGAAAACAGGTTTAGGGCAACGTATTGCTCGTGCAAAGTTTGGCATTATATTTCATACTACATACACAGGTTCTAAAATTGCAAAACTTAAGGCAAAGTTTGGTGCTGATGTTTCAAAACTAAGACGCTCTCCCAACGTCTGGTTTGATGATGCTTCATACAAAGATGTTTCAGGCACTGCAATGATGACACTTGGTGAAGGCGAACAACTTGGTAAAATGTTGAATCAGGCAAGAGGTTCATTAAAGAAATCAACGCCAGTTCTAAACAAAATGAAAACAGACTTATCAGATTATTCTATAGGTCTAAATTTAAAAACATATTTAAATACATTTGTTAGACAGATGGCAGATATACCAAAAACAGCAAAAGCAGTATCAGGTTTTCGAAACTATTACGAAGGTAAAGTTGGTGCTGACATTGATAAAGTAAAGAAACAAGAAACAAAAGATAAATATAAGGCAATCTTAGATGAGGGTCTAAGATTTATTGAACGTGCAGGTGACCAGATTTATTTTGCAATTGCAACATATAAAACAATACAAAGAGCAAAGAAAGTGATTGTTGATAAACTGAATCAAGTAAAATCAATTGGTACTTTTGTCGTAAGTGGTAATGGATTAAAAGTCACTAACCCAGAAGGTTATGTTGTTGTAGATAGAAAAGGCACCGCAAGAAAATTAGTAGATCGATTAGAGTTTAGTGCGGCAAACTTTACTGCCGCTAAGAGATGGGATAAAGGACCAAAGAGAGTTGCATGAGTAAAACATTTAAACAATTTCTTGAAGATGTAAGAAAAATGCCAGGTGGTGGATATGGTGTTTATGCAGATAAATTTGTAAAAGGTAAACGTGTAAAAACACCAGGTGGTAAACATGCAAAAGAACTCAAAAAGGTTTATAAAAATGAAAAAGATGCTAATGATTATATGGCTGCAATAATGATAGCAAAAGGTGGTGGGTGATGATCACTTTTAAAAAGTTTGTGGACTTAAATGCACAAAAGAAGTGTCCGCCAGGATATAAATTTGATGAAAAGTTAGGCGTGTGTGTGCCAAAAGGTAGAAGAACAACATACTATCCTTATTATGGTTTAGGTTCAAAAAGTAATGGTGATTCATCCAACGGTCAAAACGGTAACGGTAACGGCAATGGCAACGGTAACGGAAATGGTAATGGCGATGGTGGCAATAGTGGTAATGGTAATGGTAATGGTGGTAATGGTAACGGAGGCAACGGCAGTTGAGTAAAACATTAAAAGAGTTTCTGGCAAAGGGTAGTAAAAGATCAAAGGCAGTCGCATTTGCTTTTGGTAGAATGAATCCACCAACTGCAGGACATGAGAAACTTATAATGAAAGTGCAATCGATTGCCAAAAGAATTAAAGGAGATGCAGTAATTTATGTGAGTTCATCACAGGATAAAAATAAGAATCCACTTGATGCAAGAACAAAGATAAAGTATCTACAACCTTTATATAGAGATGTTAAGTTTATTGCCGCTGGAGGTAATACAAGAACATTTATGGAAGTGTTAAAGAATGCTTTTAACAAAAAGTATTCAGACGTTTATATGATTGGTGGAAGTGATAGAGTAAGTGAGTTTAAAAAACTTATGACTACTTACAATGGCAAAGATTATGATTTTGATAAGACAGAGGTAATGAGTGCTGGCGAAAGAGATCCTGACGCACAAGGCACATCTGGAATCTCTGGCACAAAAATGAGATTATTTGCTGTGAAAAATGACTATAACAGTTTTAGAAAAGGTCTGCCGACTAAGATGAAAGATGCAGATGGTAAAAATTTATTTAGAGATTTAAGACGTGCGATGGGTCTTAAAGAAGAAAAAGGATTTGGAGTACAAATGAAACCGATTATGAGTTTAGACGACTTTGAAAAACAAGAACTAAGACAAGAATACATTGAAGAAAATGTATTTAATATTGGTGACTATGTTGAAAATATGAACGACTGTACCATCGGCAAGATAATTAAAAGAGGTACAAATTATCTTGTCTATGAAATGGAAGATGGTGGTGTGAAGAAGGCATGGTTGCATGAATGTGTGGCAGTTGATTCAACACAAACAGAAATGATGGAATCAACAAATGTTAAAAAAGAAAAAGTTAAAGATGTAGTTCTACAAAAGAACTCAGATGATTTAGATGAAGATGATGATGACTTTTTAGATGATATCGAAGAAGCAAAAAAAGAAAAAGAAAAAGATAGAACAGTGGTTGGACAAGATCCTGACATCAAAGATAGAAAAGGAACACAACCAGACGTTTATTACAAAGGTCTTGCAAAATCAACAAAAGTAAAAAGAGATCGATATTTTAAAAAGAAAGGTGCAAAGGCCGATGATGATCCAAGTGCATACGAACCAGCACCAGGTGATGCAAAAGCAAAAACAAAACCAAGTAAACATACCCAGAAATATAAACAAATGTTTGGTGAAAAAGGCAAAGGTTTATGGTATAATATTCATAAGAAAAGAAAAGAAGGTAGACCTATGAGAAAACCTGGTTCAAAGGGTGCACCTAAACCAGGCGATTTCGCAAGAGCAAGAGGTGAAGCACATGAACTTGGTAGAGCAGTTGATCACACAATGAAAATTACACCAGGAGAAAAGAAAGGTAAATTTAAAATGGCACCACATTTAACAAAATTTGATCCTGTAGAATACAGTATTAAATTAAAAGATATTAAAGAATGGTCAGAAAGTGATAAAACAATTAACAAATATAAAGATAGATACGGAGATCAATATCAAACTATGTTAGAATCAGTCGTTGCAAAAATGATTGAGAAAGTAGAACAGTTAGATGAAAAGATTGAAGGTCTAGTGAAGAAGGCAGAAAAGTCTGGTATTCCATATAGTATTCTGAAACAAGTTTACAATAGAGGAATGGCTGCATACAAAACTGGACACAGACCAGGTACAACACAACAACAATGGGCATTTGCTCGTGTGAACTCTTTTATTACAAAAGGTTCTGGTACATGGGGTAAGGCAGACAAAGACTTGGCAGATAAAGTTCGTGGTATGAAAAAAGAAACAGTTGAGAGAAGGTTGAAACCATTCAATGAAGTCGTTTAAAGATCATACACTAACTGAACAAGTACACGATGGTATTCGATATCATATTGAAAGACATCTACCATTAGTAGATTGTATCTTTCGTGTTGGTTCAGAAGCATATTATAAGTTCTTTAATGAAGCAAGACAACTTGTGAAAGAAAGAAAAATTGAATTAGATGATTACGATTTGCATATTCTTGCCACTGATATTGGTAAGTTTGCAATGTATGAAGGTCAACATGTGCCTTTAGATTCGCCAATGATTAACGAAGCAGAATATAAAGGTAGAGAAGTAGAACTGAACAAACCAAAAGCAGGTGGTTCAAAGAAGTATTATGTTTATGTAAAAGACCCATCAACTGGTAATGTAAAAAAAGTTGAATGGGGTGATACTACTGGACTGAAAATTAAATTAAGTGATTTAGAAGCAAGAAAAAGTTTTTCTGCTAGACATGATTGTCCTAATAAGAAAGATAAAACAAAACCAGGATACTGGGCATGTAATATTCCAAGATATGCAAAATCACTTGGACTTTCGGGAGGAGGAAACTTCTTTTGGTAGAAGTATATAAAGATGATAACAGACAGATGGGATCGTTTAATCGCACTATTAGTGTTGATCATAATGATACCGATTATGTTTGGCATCGTGATCGTAGAGATCGTAAAGTCGTGCCTCTACAATGTAAAGATTGGTATATTCAGTTTGATAACGAAATGCCAATCAAAATGGAAGAAGGTAAAGAAATCTTCATTGAAAAAGACATATATCATAGAGTAATAAAAGGAAAGGGTGACTTAAAGTTGCAAATTTGGGAGAGTTAAATGAGATATAACAAAACAATGGCACAAATCTTAGAAAAGATGAAAGAAGATGTCATCGATGTATCTGAAGCAGTTGAGATGCCAAAATCTGATATCGATAACATAAAAAGTTTCACTGATAAGAATCAACACTATGAAGCACGTGCTTACATTTGTGCTAGAATGAAAGACGGTAGATTAAAGTCAATCTACAATGAAGTTGGTTCACTACAAGATAAGTATAACAAAGAATTAGGTTTCTTAATGTCAAGAGGCGTAAGAGATCAATTAGACAAGAACGTTTTATTACCAAAAATGAAACGTGCATTTAAAAATTATAGAGAAATCTATAACTCATTATAAGGGAGAGTAAAATGAAAACATATAAAGGCAATCCAACTTATTTCGAAAGAAAAGCTGGATCATTAGAGGAAATTGTTTCAAAGATAAACGAAGCAAATCCAAAACCAGAGGTCTTTGATCTCAGAAACGAAAGCGAAGAATATAAAAAAGTATTCAATGCGGCAATGAAAAAATTTAAAATTAGTTCACCTGCTGATCTAAAAAGTGAAGAAGAAAAGAAGAAGTTCTTTGACTATGTAGATTCACAATACAAAGCAAAAGATGAACCTGCTGAACAGATGGACGACAAAGCACAAATGGCTAATCAATCCAGAAAAAATAAAGATGGTGAGAAAGTTAAAATGTCTGTAAAAGAAACTGTTAAAGATATGCTTTTAAAATCTTGGAAACAAGCTGCAGGAATAAATGAGGCATTAGATAAAGAAGATGAAAAGACTTTAAAAAAAGTAATGAAAGGTCTAGAGAAGGCAAGTGATACACATGCAGGTCAGGCAAAACAGATAAAGAAAGATATTACTGATAGCTACCATGATATGAAAAAAGAGATGATGCACAAGATGAAAGAGATGGAGCATGAGAAAGATCCTAAAAAGATGAATATGATGTCTATGAAAATGATCAAAGACATGAAGCACATGCCTGAAAAGATGAAGAAAGAAATGATGCACAAAATGGAAATGATGTATGCACAGGCAAAAATGCCAATGCCATTACCAATGAAAGCAGCTTATGTGAAAGCAGGTTATCATATGAAAGCAGGATATCATATGAAAAATGCAGGATACATGAAATCAGACTACTAAGGAGAAAACAATGGCTGAATTAAAAGACTTTGGAACTGTCAAGTCTTGGTATACTGCTTATAAACAAACTCAACTCAACGAAAAGAAGGTTGAGAAAGAAGATGTTGCGGTATTACCTGATGACGAAGACAAGGAGAAGGAAAAGAAACCTGAACCAAAGGACAAAGCAATCGCTGATGCAGATGGTTTAAAAGTAGAGAACGAAAAACTCAAGGCAGAGATTGAAAAATTGAAACTTGATTTAAAGAAGAAAGATTCTGAAACTAACGTAGAACCTAACGCAGACACAGGTGAAGTTCCTCTTCGAGTAGGTATCGCACAGTCGATACTAGACAAAAAGAAAAAACAAAAACAAGAAGTGAAAGAAGATGGCCATATAGATGTGTCATCCGCTATAAGACAATGTAAGACTACAATAGAAGATGCTTCTCAGATTATGTCTAAACTTCAAGGCATGAGTCCTGAAGAAGATTTACCTAGTTGGTGGATGAATAAACTTGCTATTGCATCTAATAGTATGAACAAGATAAGAGATTATCTTTTAGTTCCTTCTACAAATGAAGTAACAGAGATGAAAAAAGATGATGCATATGCAATTGGTATGTCTGTCGCTAAAAAGAAAATGAAAGACGAACCACCTTTAGATAAAAAAACAATCAAAAAAGGACATGAGATTGCTAAGAAAATTCTTAAAGGTGAAATGGAAGAATCAAAAACTGTTAACTATGCGAGAAAGTTATCTTCTTATGCTGTTAAAAGAGGTGGTATTGATCGTAATGCCTTTATGAAAATTGCTAATAAAATATCAACAGCAAAAAATGATATGGATATGAAAAAGATTGCTAAACAGATTGATGATATGGACACAGAACCAAGAGATTTAGTCAAAGGTTCTATTGCATTGCAATTAGGTCCAAAAACATTTAAAAAGATGTTTGGTGATCGTTTGACTTCAAGTGATATGAATCAATATAAAAGAATGACACCTCGTTCAATGCGTGAAGAAAATATTG